TATTTTTATAGTGGTGGTGCTGGACTAACTGCTTTATGGGATAGCAGCGCAATATTACATGGCCATGATATACATAGAGATCTGCTAATGAGATTTGCTGGTGTATCATCTACAGAGCCAAGTGGATACTCTGGATTAAACTCAGATCGTTTTCAAGAAGAATGGAAAGCAAGATTTTGGCAATTAGAGCCTACATCATTAAAGGATAACTTAGATAAATTAGCTTATGAATTTAGTTTTAATTATAAGATAGACGCATCTGGAGCATTAAAGTATATTAATGTATTACAAACTGGTGAATACAACACTTTTAAAAACGCTTCTAATCAAAGTAATTCTAATGAAACAACCACAAATATACTTAATTTAACAAAAAACGATATAACAAACATTACTATAGGCACAACTTCATTAAATGATGTTGTTTCTAAAATGAAAATAAATACAAAATTAAGTCCATCAGAAAAAAAATATTTAGCAAGTAAAACAATTACAAATACAACATCAATTGCAAAATATAATCATGGTGATAAAGAAGGCTTTAAAGAAGTAAACTTAGATTATAACGTAGGTACACCAGCTACAAATGCAAATCCAAATAACAATTTTTATGCATATCAAAACAATTTAATTGGAGAAATTCGTGGTATAGTCTCTTGTGAGGTTGTTAATTGTGCTTTGGGTTATCAATTAGAAACAGGAGATGTAGTAACATTTTCAGATATGCCTGTAGATTTTTTTGGTGAAACTTTTAGTAGTAGTAATTATTTTATGATTGTTGAATTAAAACGCTCGCTTGGAAAGGTAAGCATAACAGCAAGAGAGGTAGCATAATGGGATATCAAAGATTTGTAACGCCGCGTGCATATGTTTGCACTATAAATTTTAACTTAGCAACAGGATGGAACGATGCATCTGGAGCTACAACTGTATTAGGTGAAGTGGAAGTAAAAGACGACAGCGGATCAGATGTTTCATTTAGCTCTGGTAACAAAGAAGATTTATTTGACTTAAAACCACATAATGCAGTTACAATACCAGCATCAACACAATCATTTTATATACAATATGATACAGAACTAGGAACTAATTCTTTAGGTACAAATAATTTTTTAGCAATATTAAATCATAATTTTGATAATGCAGATGCAGTATTTAAAGTACAATGTAGTGATCAAGAAAATTTTTCAAGTGGAGTTACTGATCTTTCTGCTCATACAAGTAATAATGCTTCGTTTCGTGTTATTAATGCTGAAGAAAACGATACTGCTCCTGAAATTGATCCACAAAATAATGGCTGGACATTGATAACATTTAACGCTCCTACTAGTGCTGGAAATCAATTTTTAAGAATTACTATAGAAAAAGAAAATGGAGCTAGTGTAAACTTTGCTACAGATCTTGTTATAGGTGGTATAATGTTTGGTAAGTATATAGATTGGCCACACTCTGTAGATTTAAATCTAACAACAACATATGATTATGATGGCACTAAAGTTTTTAATTCAGTAGGTGGTAGCACTTATTCTAATGCATCTTATTATGGACCACCAGCTTGGTCAGTAACTAATCCTTGGGTAAACACAACTACATCAAATCAGAATACATATGGATTTCAACGCAGGTATGGACGAAAAAAACATAATTTAAAATTTAGTTTTATACAAGATACAGATTTATTTAGTGCAGATCAAACTGCTCATCCTGGTTTTTATACTGGCTCAGACTTGCACTCACAATTTTATAATAGAATTATTGGTCAGCATATCCCATTCTTATGGACACTAGATAAAGATAGCACTACGTCAGGAGATTATGGTTTGTATAGATTGGCTAATTCATCATTTTCATCTCAACAAGTAGCACCTCAAGCTTTTAACGTTTCTTTTGATATTGTAGAAAGTTGGTAAAATAATCCTTGCCAAGTGTTGACAAAGTTTCTTAGTTTCTGTCAACACTATGAAAGAATTAAAACAACATATGAGAGAGTGTGGCTTTTCACAAAACCAATTAGCTAAACATATTGCACTCGATAAGTCCATGTTATCACTAATGATAAATGGCAAAAGAAAATTTAGACATGAACATAAGGTCCGCATTGCGCGTGTACTTGGTATTAAGATGGAATTTATTAAATGGCCTTATTAGATTTGCTCCATAAGACATGGGCAGTACCACTTTTAATAGTGTACCCACAACTACTCTCTCTCTCTTAACACTATTAGGTGCTGCCCATGAAATTTAAAATTACAATTAAAGACAGTGATGAGCGATTCAAGTTTGCACATGATTGTCGCAAAATATTCGATAAGTCGAATACATACAAACCGCAGTCTAAGGAATCAGATATTGGTATTCAGGCAGAAATAACTGAAAACCAATATAAAAAAGTGATCGCCTTATTAGAAAGACGCGGATATTCATATAAACTAATTAAGGAGTAATCGATGAGTGGTTTACTTAATGCTGATTATAGCGTGCCTTCCAGTGGTGAAAGCAGCTATATGAAGTTTGTAAAAGGTGAAAATAGATTCCGAATATTAGATACACCAGTAGTTGGTTATCAATATTGGCAGGATGATAGGACACCAGTTCGTATTAAACTAGCTAACGAAGCACCTGCTGGTGAAAAGCCAAAGCATTTTTGGCAAGTGCCTGTTTGGTCTGGTGGTCAGGTAAAGATACTGGATATTACGCAGGCTACTGTGCAGAAGCAGTTACTAGAATTAGATCGTAATAGTGAGTGGGGAAACCTATCACAATATGATGTAATTGTAAATAGAAATGGCGATGGTATGGATACTACCTACACTGCAACGCCATGTCCTAAGTCACCTATGACCGATGAAATAACGAAGGCTTACAAAGAGTTTAAAGCCGACTATGATCCAAATGCAGTATTTGAAGGAAACGCCGCTACCCAAGAAGAAGAGCTACCTTTCTAAATATGCCTTCTTCCGCATCCAGAAAAGGCTACAAAGGTGAAGTCGAGGTCGTAGAATTGCTCCGCGATCTTGGCTTCACCGCCGAGCGTTCATGGGGAAGTGATGGGCGCAGCTTTGGCGAAAAGAGTGATATAGATGTCAAAGCTACTAAAGGCGATCTTACCATCCTGGTACAAGTAAAGAGAAGAAAAAAGATCGCAGGATTTTTAGATTTTAAGAATGCAGATGTAGTGATGGTCAGGCAAGATAGAAAGCCTTGGCTATGGATTGCAAAGCATTCATGGATGAAAAATTTATTTAAACGCGGAGTCGTAGAAACCCATAACCAAGAAAATGGCGTGTCTAATGATCGTGATAGTCAAGACTCCGCGAAATTTAAGGAGAGAGAAAATGACAACAACAAGAACATGTAAAGGTTGCAACGTTAGTATGGATTTATCTGAGTTTGCTAAAACAGGAATGTATGACAAAGCAGGTAAACCATATAGAAGATATTATTGCACGAAGTATGGTTGCTATTGGGATCATAAAAAGAAATCACCAAATGGTAGGATGTCAAAAGCAAAAAAGATAAGAGAGTATAAAGAACAATTACATTGTGTTGAATGTAATTATTCAAAAGAATCAAGAGGTAAAAAGTTTTCTACATGGGCATTACAATTTCATCACCATGACCATACTAAAGAAGCTAACGTAGGTAATATGTTACGAGATGGATTTGGATTAAGAAAGATATTTCAAGAAATAAAAAAATGTATTGTTTTGTGTGCAAATTGTCACATGGAATTACATGGACATCAAAACTACTAATGCCATATCCAATGAAAAAGAAAATTAACGCAAAAGCAGCTATGGTTAGCATAGTTTCAAAGAGTGTAATAAAAGCACTAGAAAAGCACATACCAGATGAAGATAAGCGTGTTGATGTTGCGCTGGATGTATGTGATGATATTTTAAAAACGTTACAACGAAGGAGAGAGAAATGAGATTAAGTGATTGTTGTTTTGCAATTTTACTTGCATTTTTGGAAACGCCAATTTGCTCTAGTTGTTTAGAGCATTGTGAAGAGGTAGACGAAAATGAAGTATAATGAATTTAATCAATTAAGAGATAGTTTTTTTAAAACTGCATCTGAGGTAAGTGATAACAAATCAATTGAGTATACCATTAGCAATGATGATAAACTGTACAATTTTAAGCACGTAGCGGATCGGCTTGGAATTACGCCAAAGCAGGCACTAATGGTATATGTATTGAAACATGTTGATGCGCTTGCTAACGATGCAAAGACAGGCAAAACCCATAGTGACGAAACCACATATAATCGTTGTCTCGATGTGGCAAATTACATGGTGCTTTTGGCTGCGATCGATAAGGAAAATCCACATGCAAGTAAGACTAAGTCAAATGGAACTAGCAATAGCGAAGGGCGTAGCACAAGCAAAAATGAATCAGAATCAACGCAATGGAGTGACATCTCGCGGTCCGCGTGATTTAACTATTGATATGCGTGGGGTCTGCGGAGAACTCGCTGTGTGTAAACAATATAATGCCTATCCAGACTTTGTAATTGGACCACATTATAGTGGCTATGATCTTAGTATTAGTGATGTAAGAATTGATGTTAAGACTACAAAGTATAATCCTGGATATTTACAAGCAAAGCTGAAAAAGAACGTTAAAGACTGTGATGCATTTATATTAGTGCATGATGCAAGTCCTGTATTTACGTTGCTAGGCTGGGCAAAGTCTGAAGAGTTACTATCCGAATCAAATATAAAAGATACTGGTTATGGTCCTAACTATAATATAGATAGCACATCGTTAACTACGATGGAATTTTTTGAACCTTATATAGAATGGAAGCAAAATGCTGAGTCAATTTAAAGGTGCTATAGGTGAGCTTGCAGTACAAAAAGATTTATTAATCCAAGGATATAATGTTTATCAGCCACTTGTAGATGCGGACCAAGTAGATCTGGTAGTTGAAATGAACAATGGATCAATGAAGCGAGTGCAGATAAAATCAGTATCTCATAAAACAAAACGAACAGCAGTTGAGGTAAACTTGAGTAAATATAAAAATACAAATCGAGTGGATGTGGTTGCAGTATATTATTGTCCAAAAGACATAATCGCTTATGTGCCTTACGAAAACACACATCATTTAACATTAGCATTAACAACAGGTAAGAATAATCAGAGTAAAGGCAGAAAGTGGTTTTATTCTTACGAAAGGTTTCCAGAGTTTAGCTGATGAGAACACCAGAACAAA